CATCTTTCTAGAAATTGTGGCGCTGTTGTCGGAAGTGGGCTGCTGCATGTACTGCGCGTTCCAATACCGTGGGTCGATGGACGCTTTCGCACTCTTTAACGCTGCCAGAGGCCACTGCTCAGGCCAAAGTGACTTTTCATTCTCCGTATTCTCGTGAAGTATTGCGGGTAACTCCACAATCTCCCAGCGCGGGGAGTCAGGGTTACGGGTTTGGTAGTCAATGATGCGTCCGGTCAGGTCTAGAACTCCCCAACGGGTCATCACCACGATGATCGCACCCCCCGGCATCAGACGTTGGAGCGGTCCGGTCTGCATCCACGACCATGCGGTATCAAAAGCTAGTCTTGAGTTGGCTTTAACGTCTTGTTCGGAGTGAGGATCGTCAATAACAAACAAATCGGCACCACGACCAGCCAAAGCACCCCCAACACCAGCAGCGTAATACTGGCCCCCAGCACTCGTAGACCACTTACCGGCTGCCTTTTGGTCATCAGCCACATGAGTTTGAGGAAAAATCTCTGCATACTCCTCCGAGTCGATCAAATTTCGTACCCTACGACCAAAATCCTCGGACAGACCCGCAGTGTGCGTGCCCATGATGATCTTCTTATTAGGGTTTTTACCTAGAAAGTACGCTGGGAACAGGTAGCTGGAGAATTCTGACTTGCCCATACGTGGCGCGATGTTGATAATCACCCGCTTTTTCTTGCCGTCCAACACATCTTGGAAGATTTTTGCCAGTTTTCTGTGGTGTGGGCCGATCTTAAACCCCGGATAGACCGCCGTTGCGAACCCTAGCATGGAGTCGTGGGCCGCCGCTAGGCTTGCCCGCTTCTCACGAACGTCCAACATGTCCATCAGTTCTACCTTCTCCGCCACCGTCATGGTGGGAAGCGCTTTTTGTAGAGCAGCAAGCTCAGGCTTCGTCAGACTGGTCAGGCTGTTTAGGTTCATTTTCTGGGGTTTCTTGTACACGTTCTTCGGACGTGTCTATTTTTTCGTCTTTTCTATGCACGTCGTCCGCGTCTGATATGTCGACTACGTCTATGACGCCCATGAACTTGCTGAGCTTTTCTTTAATCTTGGCGTCGATCTCGCTGTCGCTAAGTTCTGCCTTTTTAACCTCCACTTTATCCGTGAAGAGGCCGACCTCCGTGACCTTGCCCAACAGACCCAGCGCTTTTAGCCGGATGTTGGCGTTGGTAGATTTAGTTTCTTCGATCAGTTGGGCGACCGCATAGCCTCTGATCTCTTTGGCCTGCTGCACAAACTCCCAATCGTAGGCAGCCAGCATCCCCGTCAAATGCCGTACAGCTTCTGGGGTTTTTAGTTGGATCAGGTTTGCTTTCTGGTCGGCGTCGGTAGCCGTGGTGGTCAATGTGCCAAACGCAGTACGCGCCGCAGCAGTCTGCTGCTCAGTATCTATCTCGTCGTCTGGGCGTACGCCTAGTTCTTCCAACCACTCGACGGTCTTGTGTTGAGCAGAAAGCACTACTCCCGGCTCGGCGTCATCGAGTTCGATAAACATTTCCGGGCTGGTGACCCCCGGATTAAATTGCACCAAATGCTCAAACATGCGCGGTTCCTTGCAACCTCGTTGCGCGGAGTATATACTCACTTCTGGTAGGTGTGCAAGCAGTTGCGCATTTGCTTCTCCTGATGGGATGACCATCCTTACCCCGGCGTTCAACAGGCGTCGGGGTTTTTTTCATATGGGGGTGTCCAAAGTTTGACAAGAGGTATTTGGATTTTTTATAAAATTTATGGGGGGTAGGTACTTAGTATTACTGAGTTTTGATTTGCGGGTGAGAAACAGTGTTCACGGGGCATCGTGGCACGGCTGTCGCCAAGGGGTGATGGGGGTAGGGTGGGGTTCGCCATAGCAGAATATGCTCTGTCAAGGGTATGCACAAACACATTGTGGTATAATAGATTTATCGATTGGGGGAACTCAGTCGGTCGTAACGCCCCAACGCTATGGGGTTTTTTCTTTTGGAGATTCAAATCATGAAACAGCAGTTCAACGCTTTGTCCTTACGGACAGCACTCGGTATCACTACGGCTCAGTATGAGGCGGTCAAGCCCACGCTAGAACTCGCAGACAGTGTGTCTGTGACTTTGGCGAGCAAACTACTCGCACTCGGCATTGGTGACAAGACCACGGCTCGCCCCTTTGTTGTGTATTACATTGCAGAGATTCGCAAGGGCGCAATGGCACTGGCATACGAGGGGCAACGCGGTATCACATTCGGTTATGGCAACAAGTATGAGAGACAAGTCACTCGTATTCTCAGCAAGATATTTGACGATACCCAAGCCGAGTCGACATCAAGCACGAGCAACAAGAACACGGACAAAGTTAAAGCCTTGTTCACGAAGTGGCAAGCCCTGAGCGCGAGCGAGAAGCGTCGTTTCACAACAATGCAACTCAAAGCCGACTGACAGACAGTTTGTCTGTGAGTTTTTCCCGCGCGGTCTGACAGCGGTGTCTCCGCGCGGTTTCTTTTTCTGTCAAACATCTTTAGGAATCATCATGAAACAACACCTCATCTCTTTCGTCAAAGCACCAGTCGGCTACATCTTCAACTTCCTCGCCCACTTCGACTTACTTAGCGGACGCTTCGTGTGTTGGGGTTGCGAGACATTCTGTCTGCAAGATGGTGTGCAAGACGATTGCTGGTTTTAAGTAGGCAACTCTCCAAGCCCATACGCGTGGGCTTTGGGGGCAATCCTGCCCAGTCAACTAGGAGTAATCATCATGGGTAAATACACACGCGCAGACCACGAGTTCTCGGTCAAGTGGCGCAACAGCGAGCGTTGGAAAAACCTCCGCGCAGAGTTCGGCGAACTAGCCAAGAACACCGAGCGTAAGCAACGCGCCATTGCCAAGGCAGAAGAAGCCGACATGGCATGGGAGATGGTCAAGATGGGTTGCAAACCAATCCGTCAAGGGCGTCTCTTCAAGTAAGGCAACCGCAACTCACAGACACTATGTCTGTGAGTTCTCCACAACGCGTTGCTGAGAAGTCAAAAGTGTTGTAAAAAAACACATACCCACGCTTTCACAATCCGTCCCCCCCGCATGGGCGTCCCGCAACCCGCATGGATACTAGCGCGCACTATGTCCGTGCCAACAAGACATATATATAAATATACTTTTCTTTAGATATATATATATTCATCTTTTCGTGGACACTTTTATTCTCATCTATCTTGGTTCATTCTTGGATTTCAAGTGTCAGGTGGGTATGATAGGGCTCAAACCTAGTATCCATGCGGGCTAACAGGTGTCCCATAGGGGTGGGCACGCTTTGTAGAAGGGTGGGTATGCTCGTTAACATTTCGGAGAAGCATCATGGAAAACGAAACCTATAGTCCTCTTATCAGGACTTGCAAGTCATGCGGTGAGACTAAACCCCTCGCCGAGTTCAGATACAAATTAACCCGAGCGCAGATGAAAGCGCAAGGTTACGCGGGCAATGTGCTCGTCACCGCCGAAGGTAAGTTGTGCAAATACTGCCGACCTCGCAAGAAGCCACGCTCGAAACTCACACGCAAGGAACTGGTGACCAAGGCATCAAGCGGTGACCTACACCCATTCATAGCGCAATCAATCATTGCCAAGCGCAAGGTAGCGAGGGTATCCAAGCAGAAGGCGGGACGATATGACGGGTGGGTCAGGCTATGGCGCAACGAACATCACCGCATATTAGTGGGACTGCCCAAGGAAATAACCCGCGTCAACAACGCGGTGCGTTATGCCCTAGCCTCACGACACATGGACAGGCACAAGTTCTTCCTAACCTATTTGGGAGAACTCAAACGCTTGAAGGCTAAGGTATGGCTTGACTTCCGAACACACCCCGCCGAGCCTAAGTTCAACTGTTGGCAAGAGTATGCGGACATGGATATGCAGACGCTAGTGCGTCAGGCATGGGAGGCGATACCTCTGGCAGACAGAGTGCCCATCAAGATACCCGCACTAATCAAACACCGCTTTGACCCATTGGTCAACGCATATACACGCCCCACAAGGGCGAGTCCCGCCGAGCGCATAGCGCAGGGTGGGTGAGAGAGGCACTCACAGACATGGTGTCTGTGAGTTTTATTAACCAAGTAAGGAGAAAGTAATCATGAAAACATACATAGTCTATGCAGAGCGCACAGTATTGGAGACGCTAGAGGTGCAAGCCGTGAGTGAGGAGGACGCGCTTGCGAAAGCAATCGAAGCCGACAACGACGAGTGGCAGACCGACAGCGATATCGACTGGCAGATAACCAACGCAAAAGAGGAGGAGTAATCATGAAAGTTTTTAAAGTAACAGTAGAGGTATGGGTCAAAGGCAAGGGCAAACAAGACGCCTTAGACAAACTGATAGATGACATGGACTATCTAGCGGGTTTGGAAGATGACTACTTAAATGTGGTTGCCTTTGAGCACCCGACAGAAGCCAAGTTCGACAAGGAAGCAACACAACGATTTAAAGGAGAGTAATCATGAAAACAGTAACAGCATGGAGCGTGAATGTGGTGTGGTCAGACGGCACCGAGCAAGTCTTAACCGAGATGCCGACATATGTGTCGAACGAGGTGGACAACTGGCTCACCCACTTAGAGGAAGAAGTAAACGCAGATGAACCAACTGAAGAAGGAGAAGACGAATGAATAAAACCGAAGGACTAGTAGATGCTGTTATCGAGCAGATACAGATTGACATAGAGAACAAAGACATGACGGCACTCGCAGAGTTGCTAACCCATGTGCCCGAGCAATACCTCGTTGGCTTTTTATCAAACCTATAAGGAGAACTGAGTATGAAAGGCAGAATGAATATACATGGTGATGTTGCTGTTTTAGGCAGATACATCAAAGGCGCGGGCAACAGGTTCGTTTTAGTTGTCACCTATGACGAAGGGCATGACTTAGGTAGTGCCTTGCAAAATGTGATTGATGATATTGGGTTAGGTAAGACGAAGGCAGACGAGGCTTCAGATACCTATGCATATGGTTTTCAAATAGAGGAGAGCAAGCATGATAAAGAAACTAATCATTGAGCATGAAGGTGCGTTCATTGGGTATGCGTCTGAGAACGGCGTCGCTGTAACTGTTGGCATCATGCCGACTGAAGCAGAGATGAACGCATGGCTAGATGATGCGATAGCGCGTAGGGCATGGGAGACAGCGTCCGAGTTGCCCGATATGTATAACCAAATTAACTAAGGAGAGTAAGCATGAAAATAAACAGTTGGTCAGTAGTGAAATCCCCCATTGGTATCAGTATCAAACATATTAAGGACAAGAAACTTAGTAGTGTCGAGGTATGTATGTCAATGATTGACGGCAAGTTGGACATCAGTGTTTACCACGACGGGGTAGATGAACCAATCTCACAGGCGCAACACATCACCAATCGAGTAGCACTCGTGCGAAAGAAGCCTACCAATAAAGAATTGTTGGCATGGCAGAAGAAGGTAGCGGCACTTAAAAAGAAAGGAGCGAAGTAATGAAACAAAGATACACATGGAATACAGGCAGACCATACGATCGTGATGGTAAGCAACTCATGGTGGCAGAGGTGCACACAGACGAGATTAAGTTCTCTGACTTGTCACGCTACATCAATGGGACTGTCCCGCTAGGTAAATACCTAAAGGGTAAGACGCTCACCAATAGCGACATAGAGGGGATAGTCATGCACAACTATGACTATGGGAACTACTCGTCACTAGACATAACGCTCGAGTGCAGTAGTGCAGACAAATGGATATAAAGAAGGGTGACAACGAAGTCCTGCTCTGTCAGGACTGCAACACGCCACTGTATAGGTGGTTCTTAACGCGCATTGATTGGGTGCGTATTCTTAAACTGCAAGCAAGAGGGGAGGTGTAGAGGGAACACTCACGCGTGTGTATACGCGAGCAACTCACAGACATCATGTCTGTAAGTTTTTATTTATTTTTTAGGAGTTAATCATGGAAACAGAAACATTGCTATCAAACTTATTCAAACAACTCGACGAGCACATCAAGCGCTTAGTCGACAAGCAAGTGGCAGAGGTATTGCAGAGTCATGCAACGCTTGCGTTCATGGACGAGTCGTTGGAGACACGGATACGAAGCATCTCCGCAGAGGTAGCCGAGAACATAGCAGACGAGTCCATGCGGACACACGAGCGTGACAGCGAGCATCAAGACGAAGACCAAGTGCATGACATAGCAGTCTCCGCGCTTGAGAACTATGACCTCGACGACAAGATATGCCAAGCACTACGCGACACCGACACGCCTGACGAGAGCAGAGTCGAGGAGATGATCGCCGAAGCCATAGATGACCTCGATCTACAAGAGAGAGTCGAGGTGGCGCTTGCATCTGATGATGTGTGGGGTTCAGGTAGTAAGTTCGAGTCACTCGTCAAGAAGGTGATGCAGAACACCGAGTTCACAGTAAGTATTAACTAAAGGAGAAGTAGATGACTAAAGAAGAATGTGAAGCATTGATCACGCGTATGCGCGAGGCAATAGACAACATGTTTGAGGCAGTAGAAGAGGGTGATGCTGAATCCATAGCGCACCTAGCGATACGCTACAAACAATTATTTGGAACTAAGGAGAAAGCAAATGAACAAGCATGAAGAGATGCTGATAAAACTATTGGCAGAAATACTTAGAGACAGGGAGTTAGCACCATTGTTGTCAAGCAAGAAATCGTTTGTCGACGCGGTGCTTTACATGGACTACATATTCACAAGGGAGAAAAGCAAATGGAAGATTTAACAACAGTGCTTGAGATAGCAAGGGTAGGTTTGGCTATGGTGTTTGATGAGATAGCAGAAGAACTAGATATATCAGATGCCGAACTGAAACGCATTCAATTAAACATACTTAAAACTTTGGAGGTGCCAGATGCAAGTAATTGAACAGACAGTCTATGAGTTTCACGAACTCAGCGACAAAGCAAAAGACAGCGTGCGTATCGCACTCATACAGGACTACGATTGTGAGCACATCATTGACAGCACCAAGGAGGACGGGCGTGCGAAAGGTTTCATCATTGATGATGTGCGCTACTCAGTCGGGACACATACGCATGACGGCGCATCATGGACGGGTGCAATAGACCTGATCGATTTCTTTGAAGCCAACCCTGACCATGAGTTCATAGGTGAGGAGGTGATGATCATTGAGTTGATGCGTAACGACTGGATAGATAAGAATGTAGAGGTCAATCAAAACTCTTTTCACTATGTCGACTCAAGCACCATGAGACTAGGTGATGTCGTTGACTATGCCGAGAGCGTAGAAGATAACGAGAACAACCCCACGCTAGTCGAAGGCATCATGGAGGGAGCAAATGTCAAGGAGTTGTTCGATAGTTTCCATTGGGCAAAGCGACTTGACCTCATGGTTGAGCGCGCACTAGAAGCGGTGAAAGAGTATGCAGACAACATTTACACACAGATAAAGGAGGACTACGAGTGGCAAGTAAGTGATGAGAACATCAACGAACTCATCTATATCAACGGCTGGCGTTTCAACAAACGCGGCGAAATCATTTAAGGAGTTAATCATGGGATACAGATCAGACGTGGCATACGTCGTTAAGTTTCATTCAATACAAGACCGCGACGCGTATGTATCGCTATGCCTAGCGAAGAACGACGAGTGGGTAACACGGGCAATCGAGGACTGTGTGTATGACAACAAGGCAGACCCGATCATCACCTTCAAAGCAACAGATGTGAAGTGGTATTCGGATTTCCCTGATGTCAAGGCACACACATTTATTTATCAACAAGCAAGAGAACTCGATATGGGAGGGTATCGGTTCGTAGCAGTAGGCGAAGATGGTCAAGAAGACTATGACGAGGAGGACATGGACTTCGATCTATCGGACTACATCTATGCAGTTCATCAACTCAACACATCATTTTAAGGAGCACACATCATGTCATATGGAATATCAAACAACTTACCACGCTTGCATAACTACCGCCAAGCACACGCATACTTCGAGGGCAGGGCTAAACCTCCACGCTCAAAGAACTATGCGATCAACGAGCGTCCACTTGCATCTGTATCAGGCGCACACTACAAGATCATCAAGCACGACACCCACTACGACATCAAGTTGTATAGCACCATCATGGCTCGCTTCTACGCACCTGATGCCGAGGGTGTCGAGCGTAAGTTATACATGGGGCACAACTCCATGACTAGCCGATCGTTCATGTGGCAGGGGCTATACGTCAGCGAGGTCAACGAAACAGATAGTGATAAGGGCAGAATAGTCATGCCTATATACAGTCGCTCATCAATCGACGACAACGGCACGCCGTTCAGTCTTGACGCATACTTCAAAGACGACAAACTCATCACGAGTAAGTCACGGCACACACAGCACTTTAGATTCTTATCTAACAACGCAGACAAATCCGAGCGTGCTCAGAAGAAAGCCAACCTCGCTAACTATGTGATGCTTGCGACAATGCGTTTGCCTGACTACACAGACCATGTCACCTTAGATCACAACATGGGCAGACCATTCGGTGAGTATGCATTTGTTCGTCACGCAGATGATGCAGTCAAGGGTATCATCAACGGCACGCCTACTGAGGAGAACATCAATACGTTCTTTGAGATTGGTCAGGCAGTCTTCGACATGCTTGCGTCTAAGCGTGGGTATGCACAAAATGACTTCAACCTCAACACATGGCGCGGGACAAAGAGCACCATTAAAGACTTAGCACAACCTGTTACAGAGAGTGACTTCGAGGTGGCAATGCTCAAGCGGTGTCTAGCGATAGCAGGCGCTAACAAGCAGTCTCATAGGGTGGAGATACCTCAGTTCCCCCTGATCGGGGAATACCCTAGATCGAATGTGCATGTATAACACTTGTCAATCCTTTGACAAATCCTTTATAATAATAACTCGAGGGCAACGTACTCTCGGGATTTCCTTTTCTTTAATCAACTATCAGGAGTATTCACTATGAATAAATATTTGTCTTTCACACAGGTTCTAAACCTCATAGCAACAGTCGGTCACAAGCGCACCATCATTGTCGAGGGCGAGAATGGTATCGGTAAGACCGCGTTGTTCCATGCGCTCAAGGCGTTGCCTAAGTTTGCCAATCACATTGCCGTTGACCCTATCGACTGCACGCAGTTGTCTGACGGCTCGGTGTGGATGCCCGACTTAGATCGTGAGCATGGCGTATCACGCGAGTTACCCAATGAGCGCTTCGGTGTATCAAAGGACAATCAGCGCGGTATCAATGGTGGCAAGCCTGTGCTCATCATGCTCGACGAGATCGCCAAGGCACCGCAGTTCATCAAGAATGTTCTCGCGCCTATCGTCTACGAGCAACGCGTTGGTCCTTATCACTTCGTCGAGGGTAGCGTAGTCTTCTGCGGTACCAACCTAGCAGTCGAGGGTCTTGGTGATTCCATTCAGGCACACTTAAGGAACAGGCTAGTCTTCGTCAAGATGCGTAAGCCTACCGCTAAAGAATGGGTGCAGTGGGCTGTCGACAAGGGCATCAATGCCAATGTGATTGCGTTCGTTAACAACTACGACATGGTCATGGACTCGTTCCTTGATTACGAGAAGGGTGGTAAGTACGAGGGCAAAGACTTATCTAAGGACAACGCACGCATCTTCAATCCTCGTGCTATGGCTCTTGCGTATGCAACTCCTCGCTCATTAGCGGCGGCGGGTGACATTCTTGACGAGGGTGACGGCGTGCTTGATGACGATACATTGGAAGCGGCACTCGTAGGCACTGTCGGTGCTGTGACTGCTGAGGATATGGCGTCGTTCGTTCGCTTCGGTCGTGACATCTGTTCGTTCGATCGCGTTGTTGCTGACCCACTCAAGGCACCGCTTGCTGACAACCCATCAGCACAGTTGATTCAAGTCTTCCAATTCGTGTCGCGTTGTAAAGATCGCACCGAGGCAGAAGCAGTAGTCAAGTATGTGTGGCGTATGCGTGCAGAGATGCAATCGATCTTCTGCAACACCATTGCTAACTCTACTCGCGTCGCGTTATTCGCTACGCTCAACGACTTCGGCAAGATGCTGAACGAACACAAAATCTTTTTCACAACTAAGTAAGGAGAGTATTCATGGCTACATCATTCGAGAAGATGACGCTTAATCAGCGTATACAAGCAGTCAACATTGATTGCATGCGTCACCCACAGTTCGCGCTACTCGCTGGCGTTATCTGTATGGGTAGGTCAGAGGTTGTCGAGGGCATACCTACTGCGGGCACCGACGGCAAGCACAAGAAGTATGGCGCTAAGTTCATTGCGCCATTGAACCGCAAGCAGTTGCGCTATCTTGTATTGCACGAGAACTTCCATGTGGCACTCAAGCATTGCGTGATGCCGTTCTACAACGACTTGTGCAAGAAGTATGGTCACCGCATCAACAACATTGCTATGGACTTCGTGGTCAATGCGTTGATCGAGGAGATGGACCCCGACTTCAAGTTCGTCGAGCGTCCCACAGACTCGTTGTGCATTGATCGCAAATACTTCGGCATGTCGTATGTGCAGGTGCTCAAGGACTTACTCAAGAACGCCAAGGAGGGCGGTGGTGGTGCAGGTGGTGACGGCGAGGGCGAACCACTTGACGAGCATGAGATGTCTCCCGACGACGGCTCGATAGAAGACCGCGAGAAGTTGGGCAAGGAGATTGATGATGCCAATCGTCAAGGCGAGTTGATGTCTCGCAAGTTGCGCGGTGAGGGTAAGGGCGGTCGTGATGTGTTCGGTCACGCACAAGATCGTCAGACTAACTGGCGTGATGCATTGCAGGACTTCATTACTGCTATCTGTCAGGGTGATGAGAACTCACGCTTCTGTCCGCCTAACAAGCGCTTGCTTGCGTCTGGTTTCGTTATGCCCTCGCACTTCACCGAGTCTGTCGGTGACATTGTTATCGCATGCGATACCTCTGGCTCTATGCACAGTTACTACCCTGTCGTGTTCGGCGAGATCGCTCGTGTATGTAACAACGTCAAGCCTGACAGCGTGCGCATCTTGTGGTGGGACACATCAGTCGACGGCGATCAATCGTTCAAGCCACACGAGTATGACAACATAGCCAAGTTGATGAAGCCTGTCGGTGGTGGTGGCACTACTGTGTCATGCGTTGCCGACTATGTAGATCAGCACAAGATCGTTGCCAAGGCGATCATCTACTTAACAGATGGTTACATCGAGAGTGACTATCGTGTGCCCAATATGCCTGTCTTGTTTGGTGTTGTGGACAACGAAGATTTCGTGCCACACACAGGCAAGGTCTTGCGTATCACCCCGTAAGTTTATTAACCATTAGGAGAAACAACATGAATACACCACGCTATAACTTAGACACATGCGCCATGCTCGTAGAGTTCAACGCATCTGTGTGGACTGCACGCAAGTTAGACAGATCAACTACTGACGAGGTAGTGGCAAACAAACATGCCGCCGCGAAAGATGCGGCTCGTGTTAACAAACATCTATTGGCGGGTCGCACCGAGTTAGATGTTATTACGCAAGCCGTTGGTCGTGCGCGTGCGTATGTCTATGACCACACCTTGCCTTGGTCTGACTCAGGCTTACGCCTGTTACCTACGCAGAACTTCATGGCGTTCACCGAGCGCATGAATGAGTTCAACGAAGAGATCGAAGCATTGGTCAAGTCGTTCGTCACAATCTATCCCACATTGATCACGGCTCAGGCTATGGCATTGGGTGATATGTTCAAGCGAGAGGACTACCCAACCGCTAACGAGATCATGACTAAGTTTGCGTTCCGCGTGAACTACATGCCTGTGCCTGTGGCGGGTGACTTCCGCGTAGATGTGGGCAACGAAGCGCAGGCGGAACTCAAGAAGAAGTTAGACGAGTTAGCAGAAGAGCGCATCACCAACGCCATGAACGACATACGCGATCGCTTGAGCACCCACTTGAAGCGCATGTCTGACCGCTTGACTACTGACTATGTACAGGGCGAAGCCAAGCAACGACGCTTCCACGACTCACTTGTTGAGGGTGCGTTGGAGTTGTGTGACTTGACCAAGGCGCTCAATGTAGTAGGTGACGCCACGCTCGAGGGCGCACGCAAGGAGTTGGAGGGCTTGTTAGTTGGTGTGACTGCACAAGAGTTACGCAAGAACGAAGCCGTACGACAAGACACCAAGAAAGCCGTTGACGCAATCTTGGACAAGTTTAGTTTCTAAGAGGAGGGAACACTCATGCCTGATATTAGGACCGCTCTGCTTAACGCATGGGCACAAGACGAAGAACAAACCATCAAGGAGAAAGTTATGACACAACCAGTAGGACACAGGTTCAAGCCAACCAACAACGCATCACGCGAGACATTCAACTTCATCAAGAACAACCCCAACCTGAGAGCATCAGAGATTGTGCAACACATGGTCAAGCGTGGGTTCAAGGAGAACTCAACAACATCTTTGTGTACGCAGATGATTCGACAAGGTATGGTGAGCAGAGACACAAGGGGAGGTCTGCGTGTAATGCAAGCCGAGTACGCACCATTGAAAGCGTACAAGAAGAAAGACAAACCAGTTAAAGCGGAGAAGGTCAAGTTTGGTAAGCCCGAGGAGAAATCAGCAGGACTTGCCGCGCTTGCACCGCAGGATAAGGTAGACACATCTCGCTCAACAATAGTACTTAATCGTAACTGGACAGCGCAGGGAGTTGTTGACAAACTATCGGTCATGCAAGCACGCGCTTTGTATGACTTACTCAAACAAGTATTCGGAGGTTAATCATGGACAACAATCAAACGACAGAACTGTTCTCACGCACACTACGTCGCACTGAGCCCTACATGACTATCGAGGGTCCGTATAGAAACAATGAGGGCGCGCCTATCTTGGCAGGGATTGCCACTATCTTGTGCGTTGTTGCTGTGTTTATATGGGGGTGGCTATGACCGAAAAGGACTTTGTCATGGCGTGGATGCTCGCCTTTAGGGCGGGTACTGATGTACCTTGGATTGATCGCGGGATAGTAAAACAAACTGTCGAGCAAGCCAAGGAGATTTATGAACACATATCGGAGGTAACAAATGAAACTGACAATGGCGTGCATGAAATGTAATCGCGCGGTTGAGGTGGGCACGCTGTGCCCCACTTGCGCTACACCAGAGGACGAGGAGTTCAATCGTGTAGAGATGGAGTCTCGCGTTAAGCAAGAGTATGTGCGGGACATAAAACTACCAACGAGAGAACAACTAATGGCAGAGGTCGCTGTGCTAACTGAGTTAGTGCGTGTCTTGTCTGACAGGGTTACTGAACTGGAGAAGAACCATGTCTGACTGCCCTACCTGTGAATACCACAAGAAACGCGCACAGATATGGCGTGACGAAGTGTACAGACTAGCGGGGCATCCGATGCCTGAGCGTGACCCGGTGTTAGAAGAACGCGAAGCCTGTGCAAAGATTGCAGACGAGTGGGCGGTGGGTTGGCCTCACCCATCACAAACCATTGCTGAGTGGATTAGAAAAAGGGGACAAGCATGACACATGAAGAACAGATTGCCAAGTTAACAGAGATGTTAGAGATACAACAGAAGTTGCACGAGACTGCGATAGATATGCTCAAGCCCGCGATAGAAATAGCAGTACAGAAAGAACGTGAGGCTATTGCTCATATGGTAGAGCCGTGGCTTCTGCCTGAGTATGTGGAAAAAATCAGAGCAAGGGGGCAAGCATGACAGCCGCATACTTTGAAGACCATCCAACAGACCCTGACAAGGTTATCTTGCGTAAGCCAAGACATGAAGATGACGATGATATCCAAGACTACAAGAAGCCGTGGGTTGGGTTGACACAAGAAGAGTTATGCGAGATTGTTGGGTTGAGTACAAACGACTCAGACTGGAACGTATTCAAAGTGCAAGAGTGGTTACGCAAAGTAGAAGCCAGATTAAAGGAGAAGAACACATGAAATACGAAGACATCAAAGACTTCTATCAACGCTGTGAAGAACACCCCGACCATCAAAGCGGGATGATTAGTAACTCAATGATTCAACAGCGGTTACATGAAGAAATTGACGAACTGCGTGAGTTCATTGAACAAGCCTTAAAGGAGAAGAACACATGAATGTATACACACGATTAAACAGTAGTGTCGTTTTTGTATTGCCCACATTAGCGTTCAGTATTGAAGGTAAATTTTGGATTGAACTGGCATGGCTTGGCCTTGCAATA